TGGGTCAAGAAAGCAATGATGGACCATGACGGAGCGGTTGCCCAATTGCTCAAGTCGATGCCGAAACAGCTTTCCGGTCGCATTGCTCCGCACGACCCAGAACACGCAGAGCGCGAGCTAGAGCGTTGGGTTCAAGACGTTTGCCTCAAGACCTTACACCAGACTGACCCGTGGAAATCTTAAAGGCAGCAATCAAACAACCAATGAAAAACCCATTTATGAACAAGAAAATCATACACCTACTATCCGGCGGACTCGACAGCGTAACAATGATGTATGACCTATTGAATCAGGGTCACTCAGTTCATGCGTTGATGTTCGATTACCGGCAGCGTCACCGGCAAGAACTTCTGTGCGCCAAATATCACGCAAAGAAAGCTGGAGTGATGTTTACCGTTTTGGACCTCCCGCCGCTTGGTGGACTTACCGAGCAATCGTGGGTTGTTCCAAATCGCAACGCCATATTCCTAAGCGTTGCCGTCAACTTCGCTTGCGAGTCTGAATCTGATGCTGTGACCATTGGATGCAACAAAGACGATGAAGAGCATTTTCCTGATTGTCGGCATGGATTCATTGATGCGATGCAAAAGACAGTCAACGAATCTGGTTACAGAGTGGAGATTTGCGCCCCCTACATAGACAAGCGCAAATGGGAGATCGCTGGAATCGCAAGAGACATGGGAATCAATGGGTCAAACATTTGGACCTGTTACAACGGTGGATTGAAACCATGCGGAACTTGTCCGGCTTGCGTAAAACTGCATGAATCAAAATTGATATGATCTTAATGCCATCAAACAACAGTAGTGCAGAAATCCACTATCTAGCAGGAAGATTTCCCAACAGAATTGGATGGCTTATTGGTCCGTCTGCTAGAAGCAAATCAAAGCTTAGGCCGTGGATCCATTACGCATTGGATAATGACGCTTTCTCTGCTTGGTCAAAAGGAACCGAGTGGAGCGAATCTGAATGGATAGCAATGTTGAATTGGGCAAAGCTTAACGCTCAAAAACCGAAATGGGCAATTGTCCCTGATGTTGTAGCGAACAAGAAAAAGACATTGGAAAACTGGAAGCGATACAGCGATTATCTCAAATCATACAATTGGCCGTTGGCATTTGCTGTTCAGGATGGAATGACACCAGACGATGTTTCATTAGACGCTGATGTTGTGTTTGTTGGTGGGTCAACTGCATGGAAATGGACTACCGTTTCAACGTGGACTCGTAACTTTAAGCGAGTACACGTTGGAAGAGTTAACAGCGTCTCAAAGCTGTGGTATTGCCAAGATTTAGGGGTTGAGTCTGTTGACGGAACAGGTTGGTTTCGAGACCCGTCAGACCCATCAAAGTTTCCAGCAGTTTTGGATTGGTTGTCTGGATTGAGATACGATGAAAACCAAATGAGCTTGGAAATTGAATGACCAACGACTCAACGCTAAACTGTCAGAAGCCCAAAGGGCTGGAAGCACTGCGGCAAAACAAGATCGCGCTCAAAGCTATCGAGCAACAGACGGTCATCCGCTTTTTGCCCATTGCTGATGACAAGCCGTCCCGCATTGATGGTTTCATACACGATACAATCTCCGGCTTAATTGTCGGAAGCTATGAGGTGAAAACTCGGAATTACTCCAAAGCAAAACTGGAGACGACCTACAAAAACGAATGGATGATTTCTTGGTCTAAGATCCAAGCGGCTCTGGATATCACCAGACACACAAAGCTCCCGTTCTACGGCATCCTGCACTTGGAGCCGGACAATCTGGTGATGATGTTGGAGATCTTCAATTCAAACGGAACTTGGGGATGCAACACCCAGATGCGCGACGTTCTGATGGATGGGGTCACTCAGAAGATGGCGTTTCTCAATATGGCTGACGCTGTATCGTATTCAATAAGCGACTCCAACGCATTGCTTGAACCTCACTTGTTCTAATCATGCTTGATCTACAACGCGAGATCCTAGAGTTCCGTCGTCAGCTTTACCGCCCATCCCCAAAGCAAACGGTTGTCGAGTGGAGCGAAGCTAATCTGACTTTGACTCAACGACAGACTGAGCATCCCGGACCTTTCTCCACGGCTGTCAGACCATATTGCAGAGAACCGTTGGAGTGCTGGAAAGATCCGTCCGTCTCTGAGGTCACGTTGTGTTGGGGTTCACAGACCAGTAAAACAACAACGCTGATGGCTGGATTAGCGTGGGCTATCGACACAGAGCCGAGTCCCGCGCTGTGGTTGATGCCAAGCGAGAATCTGGCTCGGTCGTTTAGCAAATCGCGCTGGATGCCATTACTGGAAGATTGTCCCGCATTGGTTGCGCGGTTTCCATCTGACCACGACCAATTAACAAATCTCGAGCAGCAATTTGACCGATGCACTCTCACGTTTGTTGGCTCCAACTCACCGGCAAATCTAGCTTCTCGTCCCGTGCGAATCTTGGTTGCGGATGAGGTAGACAAATTCGCGGAAGCCACAGCCAAAGAAGCGGATGCGCTGGACCTCGCAGAACAACGACTAAAGGCATTCTCCAGCTCTAAAGCGTTCTTCACCAGCACTCCGACAACCTCAGAAGGCAGAATCTGGCAGCGGTATCTTAGGGGAGACCAGCGGAGGTATTACATCCCCTGTCCGCATTGCTCCGAGTACATCAAGCTGGAATGGAAGCAGGTCACTTGGGACAACACCAAGACCGAAGAAGGAAAGCCGGATTGGCAGCGCATTCGGTCGTCCGCGCACTACGTTTGCCAATTGTGTCAGGGTAAGATTTCGGATTCCCACAAAGTTGCCGCTTTAAGACACGGAAAGTGGATTCCAGAGAATCAAGCGAGCCTTCCAAGTGTCCGATCTTATCATCTGTCGTCCCTCTATTCACCGGATCGCAAATGCACTTGGGGACATCTCGCGGTCTCGTTCTTGGAGGCTAAAGCGTCCATGATGGGGTTGCAGGGATTCGTTAACGGTATGCTTGCGGAACCGTGGGAAAACCAAGACTCACAACAGGAGCGAGTTGAGGTAATTTCTGACTCTGAGATGCCAGAGTCTCGACGGTATTTGACTGCTGACGTTCAAGCCGCTGCACCGTTCTTGTGGTGGGTTTGCCGCGAGTGGAGCAAAGGTAACTCCCGCTTGGTTGCTGCCGGTCACGCTGACGATTTTGCCGCTCTGCGTAGGGTTCAAATCCAATACAACGTGCATGACATGGATGTTGGGATTGACTCCGGTTTTAACACGCAAGCGGTGTACGATGCTTGCGCCCAGTACTCTCAAACCAGTTCCAGCCCGATCAATTATCCCTGCGGTCTGCGTTACCCACCAGAAGGAGGACTGCGGAAACCAATGCTTGTGGGTTGGCTCCCGATGAAAGGCCGTGAGACTGGAGCTAGATTCACAAGCAAGACCGGCTCAATCCATCCATTTGGCATTACGACTTCAACGTCAATGCGGACGGATGTGGTTCAACCACTCTTGATCTTTGACACTGAGCATATGAGGGAAGTGCTTCACCGGCTCCGTAGAGGAACCGAAAGCAACCAGTGGAGTGTTTGTAGCCTACCCGCACCACTAGAGGCTGAGGGAGCGTTTGCGAGCGATTCTGATACATACTGGAAGCACTTGGATTCCCACGTTCTCAAGCCAACTGCTAACAGAGCGGGACGAATCAAGCACTTGTGGTTTAAGCGGAATACCCGTTGGCCGGACCATTTGCACGACTGCGAGTTGATGCAATTGGCGATGGTGATGTTGTGGAATGATCTAGCATCTACTAGTTCAGAAAATTCTAGTGGTTGACTTCACAGTTGGTCTGTGAATAGTCCGCGCAAGTGTTGACCTACACCGTAGCAACTAAGCGGAGTTATTTGCGTACAACCTACGCAAGCAAAGCCGCTTTGACGTTGCTGGAGGCTTTGACTGCAAAGCTGACGGTTGCGGCTAACGCTATTGAGTCCGGTCAAGTTGTTCGTTCAACTTCAAGCTCTGACGTTTCCGTTGAGTTCGCTGAACCCGGTAAGGGTTCCGCTTCCGCTGGAGAGATGTTGGAAATGTGGGAATCACTGCTTAGCGACTACGATCTTGCTGTGACCCTCTTGGCTGGAGACGGCATCGCTAACCCGTCAGACCTCCAGATCTATAACAAGATGCTTGGGACCATTCTGGTTGCAGTCACTCGCTATTACGGAGACTTCACACAATTCCGTCGTGAAGCCACAACTCGGATGAGCTAATGGGAATCCTGCAAACCATAGCTAACAAGCTGTTTCCGGCTCCTGTTAACAAGTACGAAGGAGCGCAACAGTCATTGCGTCGTTCGTATCTTGATACGTCTTATACTTCGGCTCGCTTCGATGTAACGAGTTCAACTCGACAAGCGATTGTCCGTAAAAGCAGATACTTTGAACAGAACAACGCTGTTCTGAATAGATTGGGTGATCTGTTTGAGTCTTACACCGTTGGCTCAAACTTCTCTGTTCAACCCGCTTCAAGTGATCCGGCTTGGAATCTTAAGGCTAAGAAGTGGTTTGATGTCTGGTGCAGGTATCCCGATATCGGCTCCCGTCAGTCGTTTGCAACGCTGATGTCCCAAGCGGCTCGCGGTTGGTTTTTCGACGGTGAAAGCTTTATTCTCCTAACCAAAGGCGAGAGCGGAAAACCGCGCTTGCAGTTGCTGGAGGCTCAGTCAATTGCGACTCCTTCGGGAATGCAATCAGATGAGACCGTGTTTGACGGTATCCGATTTGATCCGCGCACTGGTCGCGCTGTTGCCTATTTCATTGGATCAGAGAAAACGCAGGGTAATCTGACTGATGTCCGTTCTATTGGATCGGATTCAGTGGTTCACATTTACGAGCCGAACCGCGCTGGTCAGCTCCGCGGTATTCCGTTTGTAAGCTGTGTAATCAACGACTTGCACGATCTTGACGACCTCCAGAAGCTAGAGATGGAAGCTTGCAAGCTTGGTGCTTCCGTCGCTCAGATCGTTAAGACTGTCTCCGGTGAGGTCCAAGCTTCTAGTCTTCGGTCTGGTGGAATC